TTTTTGGTTTGTCAGTCGAAACGTAAGTTGGTTTTGCAGCACCAGACTTTGATTGCTGGTTTGGATCTGCTTTCTTCTTTCTTCTCTGTGCAGACTTCCTTTCTGCAGGAGTCATACTAGCTCTCTTAGAAGATGAGACACACTTAGGAGTACCTTCACCAGGTTTGTCACTTGCACAGGTACCACCGGTAACTACATTGACCCAACCAGACTCATCGTCTTTTGACTTGGATCCTTTGAACCACTTATGAAGATTACCTTCCTGCATATCAATAGAAAGAGTTCTGTCTTATTATTTATCACAATCCAACTAAAGTATATGAATCAAGTTCAAATGCAAGGTTCTTCCACTGGGAACCAAGATACAATTGAAGATTTGTAGCTATCTTTATAATTACTAATATTTATTTCTTTTTGCCCAATCATCAGGTATGAGATTATGTTTTTCTTTAAATTGATTATGTAATTTAGTTGGTGTAATATTATACTCTGCACTAATCCCTCTCATAAGTCTATCAATTGACTTATAAGATATACTTTTAAGATTTACCAGTTCAGTTTCTAGAACCTTTACTGCATTTATCGCACTTTGTTCTACCCTCGGGGTTTCGTTGAACAAAAATGCTTCAAAAATCTTTGCATCTTTTTTAATTTTTTCTAATTTTTTTTCTTTTTTTAAATTTTTTTCTTTAACCTTCTTTTTTTCTTCACTCAAACTTGAGAAAAGGTCTCCAAGCGATACCTCTCCAATTATTTCTTTAGTCTTTTCTTTGTCTTTTTTCTTTTCTTCACCAATAAGAGAAAAGAAATCTCCTAAGTTATCCATTTTTTATACAGATACGGTTGCATTTACAATAACTGAACCCTCAAATGCCTTCGAGACTACACTCGAACCAGAGGTTATGAGGATATCATAGTAGTTTCTACCCACTGCCAAATTCGATGTAATTGTAGTACCCATCGACAATGTAATTATTCCAGTAGTTGATGCAATACCGACAGTAAAACTACTTGAGTTACTCAAATCTTCTGGGTATTTCCTAATCTTAGAAACACCCGTATAACCAGTCAAATCAATAATTGTTTGATCAGGATTTTTCATCACAAATTTCTGAGAGAAATCTGTTCCCTTATCAATTTGTATATTTACTGATTCAGCAGCCATTGTATTCTTTTTAGGTATTTAGGTCCTTACCTGCATTCTTCAACATCTTCTGAAGGTCTGCGGTTGAACCCACAAAAAGTGCATTATTGACGGTTGTCGGTCCTTTCAATTCCTCTTCCTTATTGACATCTTTCAACTTCTTCTGAAGATCCATCAACTTATCAGTAGCATCAGAGACACTCTTAATTAATTGTCCAGCAACTTCATACGCCCTTGGCATCTCACTCTCTTGAGCGAGTTCTAAGATTCCATTGATTGCTTCTTGACCCTTTTCAATAATTGAATATAAATTACCTCTGGTATATTCATAGTCTTTACGAATATCTTCCTTAGAAGTTTCATATCTTTCAATTCTCTTCTCAATAGCATTTTTTTCTGGTTTTACCTCTATCGGTTCGACATCAAAAGTTTCATTGAGCTTTTCATACTTATCCATGATTCACCTTAGAAAAGATTTCCATCAAAACCGAAATTGTCACCAACTTCAACTTGTGCATTATCTGCTTGAGTTATCGTATATACCTTCTCTCCAAGTAAATGATTTTGTAGTGGTGACTTATCTTGAGCTCTCTTAACTACTACTCTATTTCCTGTCACATTCTCTACATACATCTCTTCTTGACCGATGTAAATATATGACTTCTCTGGAATTTTAGTTCCATCATCAACATCAATTATGGTTTCTACCATGTCAACATTCTCTGAGAGTAGAGTTGCAACTACACCATCGTAATCTTTGACTGCTCTTGGGGTAACCTGATAAGTAACATCTCTCTGATAAGAATTTCCACTGGTCGAACCAGCAACATATCCAACAGTAACCTTCTTGATGATATCGGAAGAAACATCTTTGAGAGGACCAAAGACATAAGTCTTTGCAGTAAATGTTATAGTGTAAATTAGTGCCCTTCTTGTATCAAAATTACCTTCATAATCATCACTCATATCAATGTTGTCAAGTTGAACAGGAACATTGATTACTTCATTCAGATTACCCAAGAACTTAATGGGGAGTGTATAACCTGGTTGAAAGTATGGAACAATCTGTTCGATGATTTGAAGCATGTCATCATTCAATTTCGTGTAAATCGAAAGAGTGATCGTCATATTATATGGAACAGGAAGATATCCTCTCTTCGTCTCTGTTCCATCGGGATTTGTATAAACTACAGTCTGTGTTTGAGTTGATTTTCTCGAAGAATCATATGCCAGATTTGTAAATTCAAATGACATCCTCGGAAGTGTAATTTGAACCGGTGCATTCAAATCCGGGTTTTGCTTTAGTCTTGCAAGAAATTTTTGAGTAGGTCCGTAAGCAAGAGGAACTTTAATGACACTAAAAGTAGAATCATTTTCGTCTTTATGTTGAATTTCGATTCCATTGAATAATGAACCAAATCCAATAATTACAGATCTAAAGATCTCATTGTAAAAATACTCAAACATTACTTTGAAAACATATACTTCTATTTAACAACTTTTTATCAGGGCATACCAAATGGATTGGATGTTGAGAAATCCAAAATTGTTTTTGCTTCTGCTTCAATGTTATCATTATCTGCGAAAGGAGTTACTAAATCGTCAGTATTTACAGAACCAATTACATACCTGGCTCCAGATGTACTACCGGTTAGATATTCTTGTGGAACAAAACTACCGCTTACAATACTGATTTCAATAATGTTTGTAGTACCATTCCATTCCTTAACTCTTGCAGTTGTTCCAGATACAGAACCAGTTACAATTTCATTGAACACAAACATTCCACCGACACTAATGTTGGGGTTATCAACAAACGGTGGATCAATAATTACAACTGGATTAGTGTCATATCCAGAACCACCATCTATAATATAAATTGCTGTAACAATACCTGCACTAATTGTTGCAAGACCAACAGCATATCTAGATGGTGATGGGTAGAATGAATCGAATGTTGTAACAGAAGAATCCCAATAGTAATTAGTATCACTGAATAATGGATAAGTACCTGCAGTTAAACCAATAGAAACCTTTGGTGCTTTGATATATCCAGATCCACCATCCGTGACAGTAACTGTACGAATAGAACCATCTGTAGAAATACCAGTAGTAGCAGCTGCACCAACACCAGTATCACCAGTTATTGATACCCAAGGTGCAACTTCATATCCACAACCAGCATCTGTCATATGAATAGCAGAAATTCTACCACCTATACCATTACAATTTGGATAGTTATAAGATAGTGATGCAATACCTGTAGCAGTAATTCCTCCTGGAGGTGCTGAAGAGAAACCGACTTGAGGTGGTGTCACATAATCTTTACCCATATTGGTAATGGTTACCTGACTAACTGCACCTTCGGGACATACCTGTGCGGTTGCTGTTGCAGACCTACCAGCACCAATTAGTGCCAGTGTCTGAATATAACCAATCTGTGCAATCTCATCATCAATATCTTCAATACCAGTATCAATAACTTCATCTTCATAACGGAAGAGTTCACATCTTAACTCATAGACATATGTCTTCTTGAGTTGATAGAAAGGTTGTTCATGTTCTACAAACTTAATTTCAAATAACCTATCCCCAAGAGGGAAGTATATTAAGTCACCCTCTTTTGGTCGTGTCGAAAGTTCAATATCTGGAATATCTTTAATTAGTGGTGTAATATAATTCTCATATCTTTCTTTTGAAATGACTAGTTGCAGGTCATCTCTATTTTCAATACCAAACTTCGAGAGAATACTTCCCTGACCAGTATATCCCTCATAGTTATCCACATACGCTTCAATAGGATATGCGTTAGTGAAGTCAGATTGAATAACTTCTTTGATAACAGTATTAGTTGTAACATACCTTCTGGGTAAGTAATAGACTTCTATTCCATACATCCTCAACTGTTCGTTGACAAGACTCTGGACTAGATTCTGCTCAGTTTTACTACCGTTCAGGAAAAATGGGTTGAGCATAATGTATTACCCAATAAGATCTAAAGGTGGAAGTTCATATGTACTCATCATCTTCTCTTGGATCTTATCAAGATCTGCTTGACCGTCTTCATATATTTGTCTTCCATTAAATTCAATACCACCTGGAAGCTTCACACCCTGGAACTTAATCAAATTCTGACCCCACTGCTTTTTAACAAGAGCAGTTACATATGGTTTCAGGAACGAATCGTTCCAAATTCTTGAATACTCGTTGGGATCATTTGCAGCCCAACAATCAAGAACAAGAAACTCACCAACCTGTAACTCACTCCAGTCAATATCCAAATACAACCTATCAGTTCTCTGATTAAATCTAATCTGCTTATGTGTATTCAGGATGAAGTTAATTGTCTCCAAATAACCCATTGTCATTGAATATGATGTCAAATCATAACCAGATGCACCAAATCCATTGAGACCAATAACGTCATTCAACATCATTTGATATTTGACATTGAACATACCCTGTCCCATTCCACCACCAAACTGAAATGCTTTATTCACTCCAATAATTGAAGGTGGAATTTGTATATAATTGCTATTCTGATAGTATGTAAATGTTACTGCGGTTCCTACAATATTTGCCGTAGTTGATGTTGATGCAATACCAGTAGTTCCACTTTCATTTTGAGGAGCACCAGGTGGTCTTGCTCTACCTCTATTGATATCATCTTGAGTTACCTGATACTTTAAGTATACCTGCGTAACACCGTCAAAATGTCTTTCATTAAAATATTGAATGGCATCGTCAATTAAATCCTGAACCTGTTCATCAGCAACATTGACCTCCAAAACAGGAGCACCAAGTTGTCTCAAAACATAATCAGTGAATTCTTGTCTGGTGGTAGGCTGAGCCATTTATATAAGAACTTCTATATTGACTATTTATAGTCTGGTCTTAACATCGATGTAATATCCGAAAGTAAATTCTTAATATCACTCATATCACCTTTTAGAGATAATACTTCACTCTGAAGAGAATCAATTCTTTGTCTCTCATTAGTCATGCTATCTCTATTTTTCACGTATGCTTGGAACTCAAGGTTATTTTTATTAAGAATAGCCCCGGTTGAGGAGTCTCTAAAATAACCTTCCATTCCTTCCACCGGTATTAACTGTTTCATATCAAGCGAACGAAATTGCCCGAAGGGTTCTTATGAGTGGAGCATTGGACTGATCAGTCGATGTACCCACTATCTTGATACGGAAAGAACCAAATGGTACCAAGTCATCAATTGTGAATTTATACTCCTTGTAGAGGTTTACAGACGGCTCTGGTTGATAGGAATCAATCTTAGGTACTTTTGTATCAGATGTACCATTATTGTTTGAGATATCAATAATAGCACCATTACTAGAAACATTTGAATATCCAGGGAATGGAATAAAAACGGTTTCTTCCGGTTTAGTATCCTGGTTCAATGCATAGAATAGTCTAATATCATTGTTATTAGAAATGTACGCGTCCAATATAACTTGGAGAGAAGTTGCAGGATTCTCAAGAACTATATTCTTAGAAACATATATGAACGAGTTTGGATCGGTCTCAGTACCATTGACTCTAAAGTCAGATGTATAATCAGTAACCGGTCTATTCACTCTGTTCGAAGTAAAG